TTATGAAATTGCAAAGCATTTAATTGAAGACTGGAAGTATGATAACCCAGATGAAGTTGAGGAGGAGGAAGATGACACACTTTAACTTTAATGAATGGCAACAAAGACTGGATCTTGATGAGGAAGACTTGATAGACTGGCTGGGTTTGAGTGATGATCAAATAGAGCGTTACAAAACTCACAGAGTGCCAAAGTATATTGAAGTGGCATGCAGGTTTATAGAGTGGTGTTATTGTGAAGCATTAGATGAATTAAATGTAAATGTATTGCATGGTAGTGAGCCTTATATAAAGGCTCATTATCCTCCTTTAGCTGCTGCCAAAGGTGCATTTTTATCTTATGCTTTAAATAACTTTTACGAAGACTACGAGTTTGATCCTAAAAGACTTAAAAGCCTCTTAGACGAAGTAGCTCGTCAACAGGGTTCATATAAGCGCCCTGAGCAATAGCATCTGTCTCATAGTAAGCAGAGTCTAGGAGTCCATATTTTGGACTCTTAGCTACACCTTTTAATTCACTTGCTAATTGTTTAACTTTTATTGCACGACTAGGATCAAATGCTATCTTAGGATCAAATACCAACATACCACCATTAGGCGTTGCTGATACTACAATTTCTTTAGGGTTTAATTTTTTACCTGCTTCAATAATTTGTTTTGATGTTACGTTTTCATAAAGAAGACCAGTAGCTGCATCTTTGTTTAAATTCATAGGTATTTTAGTAAAGCGTGCAGCTCCTATACCAATTTGTCCTAAGTCACCTCCCATTGACTGAGCATATTGTGATAATGGCCTAGACTTCTGAATATTCATTCTATTTATAGGGCCTAAGTTTTGACTGTATACTCTATTAAATTCTTCTGCGCCTGTTGTTGGATCTACCCATACACCTTGCATTTTAGATGGAGGTACATTAGCATATTGCATGCCTTTAGCTGCAGCAGCTTCTTGAGCTGTGTTATATCTTAGATCAGATAAAGCACGTCCTGCTGGTGTTTCATTGGCTCTTTGTAATATATTCGGAGATGTAGCTTCAATATTAATATTGACAGGTGACATTTTACGTTGGCCTTCTGCATACTTTAATGCAGCACCTGGAGCTTTAGCCACAGTACCTGCAACTCCTCCAGCAGATGTTAAAGCGCCTAACAAACCTTGAATAGGATCTTGGTTGGCATAACCTTGATACATTTCATAAGCGCCTAATGGAATACCAATAGGAGGATAGGCCATAGATGCTCCAGATGCAGCAAGTTGAGCCATCTCTTTAATATCTTTTTTAGTGAGCTGTGGTACGTTTGGCAATGGTTTTCCATTGTCATCCACAACAAGTCCACGTATTACTTTCATAATTCTATCCTTTAGTCATCTAGTTCTGGGAGTTCGTAGTGTACAGAGTCAACTGTAATTTCTACATAAAGACCTGACTCGAATGTTAAAGCTAATACATTCTCATCAAAATACGCTTCAGCCTCTACAATTTTATCTCCTACCAATTGATCAATTAATGGCTGAATTTGCATGATAAACCTTTCTATGCTATTTTTCCGATCCACCTACCGTTTGTGTTAAGAACCATAGGCATTAATTTAGGTTGTCCGTTTATAATTACACCGCAGCCTACAATAAACCTGCTTTTAAAGTTTTTAGCATAGTCAAACGCCATAGACTTTTGATGTATTAAACAACCCACTTGCATTCCCCAAATTAGTGCATCTGGGTTACTGTAATATCCGATAGAAAATTTTGTATGATAGTGACCCTGGACTGTATTCATTCCATACTGCTGGGCTACCTTTAAAACGTCTGCAGAGAGGCCGTGAGTAAAGAAACACCTAGAGTTATCACTTAATGTTATTGTGTGGTCATCCACCCACTCCCAGCCTTTTCCTACCCCTAAAAACTCGTTATAGTGTTTTAAATATGCCTTTGGAAGTCCATACTTTAACGCTCTGCGATAAACTAAAGAGCTATGGTTAGAATGAACTAAGACCATCTTAGGAAATATTTTTTCTAATTCTTTTACGTGCTTTTTAGCTTGCTCTAATTCATGTCCAGGAGAATATAAGTCTGGGTTATGTTCGTGCATAGATATAGCGTGTTGATCTAACTCATCACCTATATTAACTACATGGTCAAACTTGTATTTAGTTTTTAATGCTTTAAGAAAAGCAAATGCGTCAGGATGATGATAAGGAATGTGAAGATCAGATATTACTAATACCGACTTATATTTAGACATAACTATCCTTGATGGTTGTTTTGCCTATTGTACACTAATAATAAAATAACTACCATTATCAATAGCTTAAAATGATCTATAAAACATAATACATCACAAATAAAATACTCTAGCATATCTTAATAGTGGCTGTTTTAGCTTTCTTTAGTTTGTCAAAGAACTTCTTATAAGCTATTTTAGAGTTACCTATAAAGTCTTTACCTGCCCATGTTGTGCCAAGTAATATACATCCATCTGTATCTGCTGAAGTGTTACCTGAATGAATACGAACACCTGTAAAGTTAGGAACGTTTAGTATGTGTGGCATGTCCTGTTTAAAGCGTACAGAAGCGTCTATAATAAGTTTATATTCGCCAGTAGGTATAGCAGTCTTACCTAATACTTTAGTGCCATTTCTGACTACATCTTCCAATGTATAACATTCATATACACCGTCTACATACATCTTGCCTATCGTATGTGTGTCTTTAAATTCAAACCTTTTAACTTCAATTAACATAAGAATTAATATGCTTTAAAAGAATAGTAAGATAGTCCATAAGAGCAATAAATACTAATGCAATACCCATGATTATAAATAGCAGTCCTACTACAATAAGTTTAAGTATAGATAAGCCGATAAAGTTAAGTATGCTTAAAAATATCATTTAGCACTTTTTTTAATGTGTAGTAATGAACGCTCACCGAATAGATAGAAGCCAACAGCACTAGCAAAGTTATCTACTTCAGGTGTTGCTGTACCATTAAGGTGCATAATAACCCATGTAGAAAGCACAAGCAACCCTATAACAGGTCTCATAAGTCTTATGATAGCTTCTACCCAAGGGTATGATGGATTACCACCACCTGCCTCATTCATTACTTTAAAAAACTCTAAGTCAATTTGTTTCATTTGAGTATATTGTTCTATAGTCGCTGGTTTAAATTGATCAGGTGCTATAAAACGAGTAATAAGAGACTTACCTAAGTCTACTGCTAACGGCCCTAATGCTGCTAATATGGTAATTGGGTCTATGATATTCTCCTTATAATTCTTTAGGGTCAAAGCCATACATTTTGGCTACCCTTTTTTGTAGTTTAAGAAATAAACCTTTGTGGCTAGTATATGTATCTGTCTTAGGACTATCTAAGTATACACACATATGGATAATTTCATGCGCTAATGTAACAAGTACAGAATATAAATGTGAATGACGTGCAGTAGATATAGTAATGATATGAGGTTCACCAGCTTCTGGAGGCTCATATTGTCCGCATATAGTATCGTCATGCAATACTACGAAGTCTACTTTAGATGCAGGCGGTAGTTTATACTCGTCAAATATAGGCATTTCTATCAGAGCTGAATATAGGTTTGCTATATTGTTCTCTGTAATAAATGTCATTTTGTAAAGTGTGTCAACAAAAATACAATAACGAAACCTGCTGTGCCTAAAAGTATTTGTTCTAAACGTTTGAGTCTTGCATTTATTTGCTCATAACGTAATGCACATACTTCTTCATGCGTACTTAAACGTGCTTCTACATCTGTTTTAACCATCATAGTCCTTTACTGTGGAGTACCCAATAGGCTTGGGAAGTATCTTTGTTGAGTTGTAGCTCCAAACTTACCAGCAACACCGCCTGTTGTATATGGACTAATAAGGCCTCTTCCGCCTCTAGTTAATACTTCTGAAACAATTTCAGATGGTCTGCGTGTAGTAAGTTCTCTAGCAATTTGTTGCAGTCTTGCAGGATCAGTCTCAGTCAATATTTTAACTACTTCGTTAGCTGTTGACTTAAGTTGCTGCTCATTCATTTGTGTAGCATCCATTTTAAGAGCATTAAATATTAAGTTTTGTGCATCAATACTTGGTGCTTCTTGAGCAATAGTGCCACGTACTGCTTTAGCGGCTTCTTGTCTGCCTGCTGTTTGTGATCCAGTTAATACCTGACCAGATGTAGCTTTCATTTCCATTTCTGTTTGGAAGTTTTTAATGAACTGGTTAAATTTGTTTTGGCCTAATTCATTATCTGGGAAAGTGGCTTTAATAAGAGCTACACGCTTAGGATCTTTAAGAATATTACGTGCTACGTTAGCAGTCATAGGTACAACTGTATCTGTAGACTGGCCACCTACACGCTCAATAAGATCTGACATAGCGCCAAGTCTAAATGCTTCTTTTTCAGATGTAGACATATTTTTAATGTCAGCTTTTAATTGGTCTGGGTTAGCTTTTAAGAATTTACGACCTTCTTGCATAGCATCCATTGTAGCTGTATCATCTGCCCAATAATTACGTGCTGACTTATAAGATGAATTATTTTTATCAATATAGTTTAAAAATTTAGTTCTAGTATCTTTAATAGAATTTAATTGTGTACTACCAATGCCACTTGTAGGTGTTTTGCCTGTATATACAAGATCATCTAAACCCATCTTAACAAAATGTAAAAACTCTGTATCAACTGCAGGAACAAGTTTATTTTCTGCTGTCACTAATTGACCTTCTGCATTTACTACTAAATTAGGAACTTTAATTCCTTTTTCTTTAGCAATATCAATACCTCTTGTATATGCTTGTTGCATACTTGGACGACCTAATAAGTCTGTGAGTTCTCTATTAACTGGTACTTGTTTTTTAAACGCATTAGCATACATCTTTTTACCTAAGTCAGTTCTAGCTGTTTTAAGAGCATTAAACTCGTCAAAGAATGATGCTGTAGTGCCAAATGCGCTTTGTAAGTCTGAAGTTAAGCGTGCTGAAAGACCTTTATCACGTTGCTCTAAAAACTTTTTAGCTGTTTGTTTTGCTGGTGATGGAATAAGACTTACTGCATCTAAATAAGCTCTAGTATTAGGACCAATGTCAGCCAATGTATATGGTTTACCAGAGTTTTGAAGTACTAAATTAATAGCTTCATCTACTGAACCTACGTCAGACTTTAATGCTTCTTTAACAAGGTCTCTACCTGCTTTTAAACCTGTAACATCTGGTTCAGCAAACATAGACTTAATAATAGGTTGAGATACGTTTTTAACAACTCTAGCACCTAATTGTAATGCAGGAGCTGCTGCACCACCAGATACACCACCAATTGCTGCAGAAGTTAATTGCTCTGTTGGTCCACCTTCACCTGCACCAAAGCCTCCAATAACACCTGACTTAAAGCCTTGTATAGCAGCTTTACCTAAAGTTAATGGTAATGAAGTACCTTTGCTGATAATAGCAGGAATAGCTCCACCTGCAATTTGTTCACCAATAGAGCCAATTGGCATTTCAGAAGCTCTTTGCTCTAGTGCTAAACGCTCTAAACCTACACCAGCTTCTCTAGGTGAAATTTCACCATATCCTGCTTCTTTAGCTGCTTTAGATATAACTCCAGGCTTCTTACCAAATACAGAATTAAGTGTACCTAATAATTCATCTGAGAAATTTAATGTAGCACCTTGCAAATATTGTCCAATGCTTTGTGGTGTTACTACACCAGTTTCAATAGCATTTAAAACACTTTCGCCTTGTTTACTTAAATTGCCTTGGTCTCTACCAGCAGATAAGTCAAAATACAGTTCTTGAATAACTGCTTTTGGATCTTGAGCCATTTCTATTCCTTAATTATTTGAATAAGATATTTTTGTTTTTAATAACGCCTGTATTACTTTGTACAAGACCTGGCAATTGTGACTTAATAGCAAGAACATCTGGAGCAGTTCTAGCTTGTAAGTCTTTAGTAAATGCAAGTTTGTCTTTAAACAATTTGGCTCTAGCTTGTGATGAGTTATTTTCAATAAGAGAAGCATTTTTAAGTTGCCAGTCTGCAGTCCAGCTAGCAAGTTCAGCATCACGTTTAGCACCAATTTCAAGTACATTAAGAAGTAATAAGTTACCTTCAGGTGTTTTACCAATACCAGGAGCTGAGTCAACAATAAATTGTAAGTCTGTATTAGTTGGGTTAGCACCAAGTTTTTTAACTTGAGGAATAATAACGCCTTTAGATAATGCGTCAAATTGTTCAAGTTTAGATGTAGACTCAACATTAAAGCCTGGTACAAGTAATTGACCTGCTTTAGAAATTACTTTAGCTGTTTCAGCCCCAGTACCTGTTCTCACACCTTCAGTAATTAAGTTTTTCATTGATGAAATTGTTGGCAATGTGCTTTGTGCGTCATAACCAGCAGTTAAACTACCTTCAAGGTCTTTAATAACATTAGATGCAAACTCTTTGTTAGCTACGTTAGTAACCACATTAGTTTTTGGCGCTCTAAGGTTAGCCATTGTTTTAGCATATTCAAGAAATTTAGGATCTGTTTGTGCAAATTGAAACTCACGTACATCTGTAGGTAATGCTTTTAAATAGTCTAATTGTGCGTCTCTTTGTTCTTTTTGTATCTTAAGTCTATTCATTTCATTTTCTGTAGCTGCATTGTAAGCACCTTGTGAGGCTTGCATACCACCTAAGTATGACTTTCCAAGAATAGCACCTAAGCCAATATTTTGGTTTTTAGGTTGTGCAAAATATGTAGCAGCCGTACCAATAAGACCAGAAAGTAACGCTTGGTTTTTTAACTGTTCTTGTTGAGCTGGGTTTAATAAACCAGGAACTGCAGGAGCTTGTCCTTGAGCAGGTACTCCAGATAAATAGTCAGGAAGTCTAGCGCCAAATACATTCATGCCACCAAACAAATTACCAAGGCCAGATGTAACTGGATTGGTAAGTGATGATATATTTTCATATAATGGGTTGTTATCAAATAGTGCCATAATTAGTACCCTCTATAAACTTGTAAGCCACCATAGCTAGGTGATAATCTTGTTAAAAGTTTTTCGTCTTGACCTAAGCCAAATGATGGTGCTGGTCTTTGTGTAATTGGAGCTGTTGGTGCTACTGGTAAATTAAGTTGAGGTGCTGGTTGGTTAAGAGCTTGATAGCCTTGTAACCCTGTTCCTAATGCTTGCGCTGGGTTTGCTTGCGCCCAATCAGATAACATAGTACCCGCACCTGTTATTTTATCCATAGCTGTTGGAGGTGTGTAATTAAATATTTTAGACATATCCATAGCTCCTAGTGGAAGGCCACTAGCACCTCCAGCTAAGTTTGCTGCAGTTAAATTAATACCGTCAGCAAATGCACCAGTTGCTGTAGTTGCAGGTAATGCGCCACTACCAATGCCTCCTAAATTAGTACCTATAGATGTAGTAGGAATTGAGCTAGATAAAGTATTAATTCCCATTCCAGGCACTATTGCAGTTCCTGCTGCATCTGCACCAAGTGCTACACCTGGAGTTACTCCACTAGAAAACATATTAGCAACTTTACCACCCAATAAACTTTCTGAACCACCAAATAAACCACCTGTAGCACCACCTAACAAAGCACCTTTAAGTGGACTTTGTCCTGTAATTGCTGAACCTACAGCGCCTACTCCAGCGCCTATTAATGTTGGCATACCCATATTAAGATACCTTTCCTACTAAATAGCAAATAGGCTCTAAGATAGCACGATAAACACGACCTAATGTGTCTCTCTTATTGCCACGCATTTGTTTATAAATGTCAGCAGTTCTATGTCTAGCAATATGTGCTAATACATTGCGTACTACTTTGTTGAGTTTACCTGCACCTTTAGCAAATTCTACTAATGGCAAGAATAATGTGTGATAACCTTTTTCGTATACTTTAGCGTTTGGCATATTAGCTGAATGTTTAAGCCAAATTGCATTGCGGAATGATCCGAAACCATAAGCCTGTTCATTCATCATAGTACATACTATTTTACCACCGCCACTTTGTTGAGACTGTGTAGTAGATACTTGACCAACTGGAGCGCCATAAGCAGCACCAAGGTACGCTTGAAGTTTTTGATATGGTTTGTTTTGTTCAAAGTTAAACTTATCAATATCTGATTGTAATGCTGTTTGTGAATAGTTTTCTGTAGTTTTACCTACATTAGCTAATTGTTGAATATCTGCATAGTCAGCAGCAGCCATTTGAGGTGCATTAAATGCAGCTTGTTGTTGTGCAGCACGTTCACCTGCGTAATTAGCATAAGCTAAGTCACCATATTTATTGGCTAGTGTATTAGCTAATGTGTTTGCTGCTCTGTTTTGAATATCAGCAGATACGCCTGAACCATAACGACCTGCCATAGAAGCACTACCTTGTGCAGCTTTAATAGCGTCATTATATGCTTGTGTAGCTTCTTGAGTTGCGCCACCTAATGCTTGTCTAAAGTATGGGTTACCAGCAGATAAGTATTGACCTTGAACTGTACCTAATTGTTGTTGTTGAGCTGCTTGTGATAATGGGCTACCTGTTAATGCTCTATTTTGAGCTGCTTGTAATGCTAAAGTAGTTTGTTGAGATGGGCTTACATAAGTTTGACCAGGGAAATAGTCTGGGCCAGGTTGTTGATATAAACCTTTAGCCTCTTGCAAACCATATTCTACAAATGGTCTTACAGTAGGATCTAATTCAGACTTGGTAGTAGACGTGCCACTTCCCCCACCACCTGAACCACCACCGCCATAAAATGTAAATGACTGTACTAATTCTTGTACCCAATTGTGTAACTTAAACATATCTATTTCCTTAAAGTGTATATTCCCATGTTGAAGGTTTTAAACCCATTAATCTAGCTCTGCGTTCCCATCCTTTTCTTTGTGAAGAGAATGTAACTTTAGACTTACCGCCTTGTTTTGCTATTGCTTGTATTTCTTGAAATGCTTGTTGAAAGAGTGTTATATCGTTAATTGTTGACCATGAAGCCCATATATGAAGTGTGTCACCTATAGGTTGAAGTACTACAAAACCTACTGCTTTGTTATCTATCATACCTACAAATAACATAGACCTGTTTTCATAACAGTCGCAATAGACATCTTCTACTATCCATTGTGTATGACCACGTTGCCTTACTAATTCAAGACCATGTTTAACATAATCCCAATGAGTCCTAAGTTGGTCTTTAGGTATGTAATGTAATATCATCCTACTATTATATAACGATATACCTTATTCGTGCCTGTATTTGCAGGGTGACTGATAGTTGCTTGTCCATTTTGTTGTGAACTAATATAAGGTTCTGTAAATAAGTTAGTCGTAAATGAATTAGCACTTAAATACTGAATAGTCACAATAGCACTAGGTGTTGCAGGTCTAGTAGGTGTTGTTTGTGTTGCTAAATGTTCTACTGTAACGTCTTTGGAAGTAGTAGCCCATGCTAAACTTACATAGTCATCTTTAGCAAGCTCTATATTAAAGTTTAATGATGCAATAAGGTGACCATCTGTGCCACCATGACTATTAGGTACAGAGAATTTACTGTTAGAACCTGCAACGTCTGAACCATTCTTTTTAAACCATATATCTACGTCTTGTATTTGTGAATCATCATTAGCAAATTGAATACTAAATTGCACATTATAAAGACCAGAGTAGTCTACTTTTATTTTGTATCCGTCTACAATACTTGTGCCTAAAGAATAGTCTGTAGTATCAAGACTAATGTTTGCTGTAGCTGTTATAGTGGCTATACTTTGGTCAGTCGTATCTTGAAATGCACCGTATGGGAAATATGTACTAGCTGAAGTTTGTGTTTTAGGTTCTAGCCCAATATAAGAGTTATAACCTATACGTTCATCATAGATAGTTGTAGATGAAGCACCACCTGCTACTAATGTAATATCACCTGTATTGTTAGACTTACCTTCTACAAGGTTGTTCACAATTTCAGCTACACTTCTAGCATCTCCACCTGTCCAAGGTAGTTTACGGTACATATCACGAGCCATTATCTCGTTCCTTGTTCAGAGTATTCTATATCCATACCAATTGCAGATGACCAGTTAGCACCTGTAGGTGTTAAAGCTACTCTATGATAGCGACCTGCGCTTCTTACAGAACATCTATCTTCTTCACTTGCTGTTACAGATGAACCATAAGTAATAGTGTCATCTAACATACGTCTGGAAGCCACAGAAACGCTTGCAGAGCCATTATCTACAGAAGGTCTGATAAGAGTAAGCACAGAGTTATAGCCGTACTCTAGGTCGTTAGTAATAATACTTCCTGTAGCGTATGTGCCTGAAAATGTAATAATTCTAGTATCACGAACACCACCGAATAAGAACTTACCACCAGCATATAGTCTATCGTCTAGTGTTGTTACAAGAGTATCTATTGTTCTAGCTGCTGCTGCGGATGCTGCCATATCTATAGCAACACCTGTGCCTGAACCTGCACCTGTTGCTGTAAATAATACGCCTACTGTATTAGCTACTGCACCTATAAGAGTAAAGTCTGTTGAGCCTACTGTTCTAATAGTATATTGTTTTGTAGCTACAAATGCACCTGCTGTTACATTGTATGCAGAGTCAAGACCATCTAATGTTGTACCTGAAGTTGCTAATGTAGCTAAATAGTCTACATCTGTATCTGCTTCACACCATTTTTGTGTTTCAAAATTATAGATAAGTAGTGAACGACCACCAGATACGTTAGCATAATTCCAAATAACTAAATTACGTTCAGGATCTACTGCTGCTGATATAGAGTCAATGTCACCAATGTTAGCGTTGTTAAAGAAGTATCTGTCTACTTTTTCAGAACCAATACCATTTAGTGTTTGACCATTGGTAGCATAAAAACCATCATCTGATAAGAAGTAAGCTGTTCCTGCGTATTGTGCAATAGAGTTACCTTCTATACATCCTACGTTACGAGAGATAGTGTCAAATTGGAATATAAGAGGTGAACCAATATATGACATACGGACAATGGCTTTTTCTAGGAATACAATACCAAACTCTCCACCTACAATTCCATTTATATCACCGCCATCTGGGAGCAATTGAAAGTCACTTTGAGAAGTAGCTGTTGTAGTCCAAGTGCTTGCATCATTGATACCTGACCATTGTACTTTGTTAGGTGATGTGCCTGCGCCAATATTAGCTGCGACTACAAAGTCACGAACTGCTGTAATGTATTTAGCAATAGGTGCATCTGAACTTGCATCTGCAAAAGCTGTAGAGCTACTTACATCAAAAGACTGTATTTTTTCAGAGCCATTAGAAGCAAGTGCTAAGTTACCAAACTGTAAGAATTGCCATCTATTTGTGCCTGTATAACCACCTGCTTTAGACTCGTCTACTAGAGATAAGTCAGTATTGTCTACTTTAAATAGTTTAGTAGCACCACCAGCAAAGATATATACGTCATTATTTACTTTAGCAGCAAAACAGTTATTAAGTGCTTCTGCTGCTGTACCTGAATAGTTTACTGCTGACTTAAATGGGCCATATCCTACAGCTAAAGGAATAACGTTGTTAGCTTCAGATACAGAGTCTAGTATAGATGGTTGGTCAGGTAACCATTCTTTAAATGATATTCTTTGAGTAGCCATTATGCTGTATAAGTTCCTGAAGATGTAAATTTAATAATAGTATTAGAACCAGATGTTGTAACTGTAGGTGAGCCTGTTGTTATTCCAGAGTAATAAGCTGTAGGTACTGAAATAATTACTACGCCAGATGCCCCATTACTTCCTCCAGTACCGCTAGGGCCACTAACACCTCCTCCACCGCCTCCTGTATTAGCTGTTGCTGGTGTAAAGCCTCCTCCGCCGCCACCAATACCTCCTGAACCTGATGTTCCATTGATTGTAACACCACCACCACCGCCGCCGCCATAATATACAGTTGAACCTGTGATTGAATTTGCTACACCAGCTCCTCCATTACCACCTAATCTATAACTAGCTGCTCCACCAACAGCTCCAGCTCCACCACCACCACCACCAGCAGCATTTCCACCTAAATCTGGAGCAGTACCATTACCACCATTATTGCCTTGACCTGATGTGCCACTACCAGCAAGATATCCTGTAGGGTCTGAACCTATTCCACCAGCACCGCCACCACCAGAACCACCATTTTTTCCTGGACCACCATAATCTCGTAAAGCACCATAACCACCACCAATAGCTGTAGCTATACCTTGAAGGACAGAGTTTCCTCCATTAGATGTTGAAATTAAACCTCCATCACCAACAGTAACAGAGTATGTTGAACCATTGTTTAAATTAGTTGTGCCAGTTAATACACCTCCACCACCGCCACCACCGCCGCCATTTATACCACCACCACCGCCACCTGCAACTACAAGGTATGATATAGGTATAGTTTTTTTATAAACAATTTTCCATGTACCACCGTCATTTACATAAATATTTTCAACAGAAGTAAATGTGCCAGCGTTATTAATTGATGGTTTTGTGATGTTAGTCCAAGTACCACCATTATTAACATAAAGTTTAGCCATTATATTTGATACCAAACATCACCACTAGAACCTCCAGCAGGTGCAGATGCAGAAATTGTTTTTGTTCCTGAAGCGTTAGAACCTACAGTAATAGAATTAACTGTAGTACCTGTAATAGTTCCGCCTGTAATGGTAACAGCATTAGAATTTTGTGATGCTATAGTTCCTAATGCACTCCATGTAGGAGTATTTCCAGAACCTGCTGATGCCATTACTTGACCGCTAGCACCTGCAGTTCCGTCTAGTCTAAATGCACCTGTAATATCAACAGTACCTGAAGATACCAATGTACCTGCTACTGTAAATGGGTCACCAGAAGTGCCTGCTTGTTGGTCTTTTAGTAATGCCATTAAGCTACGAACAGCATTGTTTAAGTTAGCTGGTGAACATCCTTCAGCAATATTGATATTGGTTATATCCGTATTGTCTGCTGAGGTTGAGCTAAATTCTGAAATTTTATTCTTTGCCATTTTCTATCCTTGTTGTAACCATGTGTTAGATGGTGTTTGTGTATCTTCCCAATAATTACCTAATTCCAATGTATATCCTTCTTCCCAATAACCTGGTATTACATAATATTGTAATTCTCTATTTATCCATGTATTAGATCCATATGCAACTTGTGTCCATGTGCTAGTAGTAGCTGGATCGTCAGTCCATGAACTAGTTATATAGGGAACATCTGACCATTCTTCTCCTAGTATTTTGCCAATAGCAGTTACATATCCGTAACCTTGTACGAAACCTGTGCCACTATATGTAGCATTAGGATATGCAGATACTTCTGCGTAAGTGTTAATATGTGCATTACCACTATACTCAACACCACCTAAACCTGTGACTGTTGCAATGCCATCTATACTTCCACTAGATGTTCTAACACGAGTAGCGTCAGATGTAACTGAAGCACTTGCTGTAATAGCACCACTATCTGTTCTAATTCTGTATGCACTTGTAGTAACAGTTGCATTAGCTAAAATACTTGCATTTCCACCAAATATACCGTTACCTGTAGCTACAATAGTAGCTGTAGCATTAATATAAGCAGATGACTGTTGTACTCTTATACCTACTGCTGTGACAGTAGCAAAAGCATTTATTTCTGCATTAGCATATATATCAGATGAACCATCTGCTGTAAATGTAGCAGTACCTAATATAGATGCAGACGCATATGCTTCAGAATATCCACTTGCTGTAACTAAAGCAAAAGCTGAAATAGCACCAGATGATGTTCTAATTCTAGTGCCATTAGCTGTAACAAAAGCAAATGCAGTAATAGATGAACTAGCGTCTACAAACCTAGTGTCACCTTCTGCATAACCATAATCCCAGTAGTCGTAGTCAACATAGTTCGTTGCCATATTAACTACACTCCTTTATTATTCTGGTTTATCTTCTTCTTTAGGCTCAAGTGCCTTTTTAAGCAAACTTACAAAAGCATCACGACCAATAGATAATTGGTCTAAGTTAAATTTACTAGATGCTATTTTTCGGTCTAAGTCTGCTACATGATTGACTAGAGTTTTTTGCTCTTCTGACATATCTTCATAAAAATATTCTATTTCGTCTATCGTAATGCTGGTTTTTTTATTGTTTTCAGCCATTATGTTTTCCTTTTTACTCCGCCTGTGAAGAACTCCAAGGTAGTGGCGGTGATACTACCGTTGGGTTTTTTTGTGACTCTATTTGTGCATTTACTGAGTTTTCTGTTTCATCCTTATCTACACCACTTGCCCATACCCAACTTAATACTTGGTCTTTAGTAAGTTCAGCATAAGGTGTGTAAGGTGCTTCAGGGTCTAGCGTAACACCACAAGAACCATATACTCTACCAGAGTAATCACCATCTACGCCTGTGCAGTCCCAATGTACTGTAAATACTATGTCTGTAAGACCATCCTTTTCAGGATAGCAGTTAAGTTGTACGATATTCCAATTAATTGTTGCCATAATTTATTCCTTAAAATTTTTTATAATATGCGATATGTAAATGAAAAACCATAAACTCTACTAGCTGCATCATTCGCAATGCCATCAAATGTTGCTCTATCGTTTGTTGCATCTCCAGTTACAGAACCTACGTTGACTGTGGTTGTACCAGATGATGCAAATGTTCCACCAACTTCATTTGCACCTGCAATAGCAGAAGCAATTGGTAAACTAAATCCCATTACGATACGACCAGTTGCTGTTGGGTCAATTGTGACTGTTCCACTGACTGTGACTACATTACCAACTCGCATATATTGACAAACTGCTGCGGTGCTTGATGCAACATTAGTTGTATTATTTAAAGATGGCGTATAAGTTCCACTAAAGACATTACCATCTGTTGCTGCTGGAGAAGTGACCGCAGTACGACTTGTTTGTATGCCACCGACTACATCTAATACACAAGTAGGACTCGTAGTACCAATACCTACATTACCAGAGGAGTCTATACGCATACGTTCTGTTACAGTACCTGCTGAAAAGAAACCGAATGAACTACCATCAACGATACCAATTCGCCATTCAAAATCACCAGTATCTTCAAAACGAATTCTTGGGTTTGATGTTGCTGCAATATCAAGTTTTGTAACTGGACTCGTAGTACCAATACCTACATTACCACCGCTAGGCTGCAAGGATATATCTTTAAATCCAACTCCTTGCTCTACTGATTGAATACTATAGTTTGCATTAGTATTTTGTTGAAATACAAGTTGCATTTGGTTAGAAGCATCAGTAGTTGATAAATACATGGCTGCATTTGTACCTGCTTTTAAACCATTTGCAAACATTGCATTACCACCAACAACTGCTAATTTATTATTTGATGCTCCACCATAAGTAGATGGTGATGTAGTACCAATACCTACATTACCTGCAGAGGTGATACGCATACGTTCTGTATTAGATCCAGTAGAAAATACTAAATCAACATTTCCAGAACCTGCTGCATTAGAACTGTTTATAAATGAAAATTGCCCAATACCTGATTCATAGTATGAACCTAAAGTTAATACGTTGTCAGTATTATTAAGAGATAATACCCTTCTAGTTGCACTTCCATAAGTACTAGGACTTGTAGTACCAATCCCTACATTACCACTAGAGTCTATACGCATACGTTCTGTATTAGAAGAACCAAAAATTAAAGATTTACCACTTGTGGATGCCACTACATACCCATCACCAGTAGAAAGTGCAATAACATCAACAATACCACTTGCATTTCGTACTCTTGAAAATACATTACCACTACCTACAATATCTAATTTTTGACCAGGATTCGTAGTACCAATCCCCACATTGCCTGTAGAGTCTATACGCATTTTTTCTGTAGATGAAACAGAACCAGATGATGTTGTGGAAAATTGAATAAATCCTGGTGATGAAAGAGAAGAAATTGCTCCTTCAGATGAAAATGTTATAACACCAACATTTTGATATGCTGACCCATCATACCCTCTACCAACCATTTGTCCAATTTGTGTAGCAGAAGAAATAACTGTTGGTGACGCTTGTGTTCCATTAGCTGAACGTAAAACTATTGCTCCTGTTGTACCATATCTTTGTGTGGTAATTGTTCCATTATCTACAGCAAATAAACTAGCAGGACTCGCAGTACCAACACCTAATCTATTATTAGCGCTATCCCAAAATAAGTTAGCAGATGAACCAAACGCACTTGTGCCAGCACCAAAAGGAATATATCCTGCTGTAAGAGAAGATAGTCCTGTACCACCATCTGCAACAGCTAGGTCAGTAATGCCTGTAATTGTTCCGCCATTGATAGTAGCAGACGTAATAGTTAAAGACGCAGCAGTATCGCCACTTTGTAGTTTATCTGTGTTTAGGTTGGTAAAGTTAGAGTCTACCTCTGTCCATGTAAGCGGACTTCCCTTACCAACTCGTGTGACTATTGTTGACATTTATTTTCCTTTTTATCTGTCATTATCAAATTTGCGTTAGGATATACTAGGATAATGTAACTGAAAGGTTGCCAGTTGCTATCTTAAAAATATCGCCAATATCAATAGTTTTAGATGCGTCTAATGCTGTATGGTAAAGTAAGTTACCTGATGATAAAGCATCATTTAAACCTATCCAGCCTACTGTTCCCCATGAAGCTGTAGCTTGTGGGAATTCTACTGCTGCAGAGTTAGTAGTAGCACCGTTAGAAGGCGCATCAAATGTGACTGCTGTTCTAGCGTAAGAACCACCTGATACTTCTGTACCACTACCTGCGTCTGTAGGATCAGTTGTCCATAGTGATACGTAAACTGTAGCTGGTGATGTAAATGTAGTTGCTCTTAAAGTTGCGTTGATAAGAGCATTTTCTAGGTAGTTTGAAAATTCGGACATAATTGTTTTCCTTTATAAATTAACGTGGTGTTACACTAAGAGTAGTGTACGGATATGTTTGACCAAGATCACTAGTTTTAATGTTAGCAATTGCTCTATCGTATAAAGCAGACCATGTCGCTATTCTTGCGTCATTCATTAAATACGGTTCTGCCTCTGCTAGAGTTGCATAAAGTAAAGCATCTGGGTAGTTAGCTAAAAATAAGTTACTAGATACTGATGATGAAATAAATGTAGGTTGAGCATAATATAGAATTTGTACGGTATCAGTACCATTAGGTGTAGGAGCTAGTTTAAACTCTGCACCTAGCATAGTAAAATAATGTGCTTCGCCTGATAATGTAGTTTGTCCGTTACGGAAGAATAAGTCAGGTGACTGATATTCTAGTCTAATAGGTGGATTACCTTGTAAGTGTATTTCTCGCACCTCTAACATATCTGAAGGTAAGGATACTGTGCCATCTGTAGTTGTAATAGTAGATGTAGCTACCTTTAGCATCTTTTCTGTTCTTAAATCACGTGACATTCTAAACTGTGCTAATTGTACAAAGTCTGGAACAATGGTGTTTAAGTCTGTTCGTGCTAAGTAGCTTTCTACTGTTGCAACAAACGTGGTGTAGTTAGTTAATGCCATCTAATTGTCCTTTTAGTCTATCCCAGCACTTGTCCATCTCATCTTTATGCCATTCACTTGCAGCTAATGAGCTTAACCATGCTGTTCTGTCAAAATATGTTAAGTTTTCTATGTCTTTAATGTTATTGGATACAGGGTTTGCAGGGCTATAAGGTGAA